CATGTTCTTAGCATTTTTTTGAACATTTTTGTCAAATTTATCAAGAGCAATGTTGATGCCAATGAATGCGGCAGTTGCAGCGGCAAGTCCAGCCGCAGCCGAAATTCCACCAGTTGCAATAGCCTCTGCAAATCCAGCAGCAAGGGAGGCCTCACGCAAGACTTTCATTGTCTTGATGATGGTATTGATGGCGGTAATCAAGGCGCTGACACCTGCTGCAATTTTTGTTCCAACAAAAACTGCAATTACTACTGCACCAAGTTCAGCAAAGACCTTGATGTTGCGAGCTACAAAACTGAAAATGTCGAAAAGAGTCTGAGCGAAAGCAACGCCATAACTGATGCCTGTAACGAAGAAAGCAGCAATCTTCTTGGAATTTTTATCAAGCCACGATTCAATTTGTGGCAAGAATTGCATGAATTTGTCAAGGAATGGTTGAAGAGCAACGATGATGGCGTTGCCAATGGTCTTCTTGACGATGTCAAAGGCAATGCCAATACGCCCAACGCGCCCGGCAAAAGTATCCGCAGCGGCAGCGGCATTGCCACCCATGCTGGCAGTCAATTCCTTGATTGCGGCATTGAAATCTTTGTTCTTGATGATTGATTCTGAAAGAGGAATCTGAAGGCGTTTGAGTGCGTTGAAGTTTCCGTCATAGGCTTTGCCTAATGCCACCGAAACTGCGTTCAAATCTTTTCCACGACCAATGGAAATATCCATTGCAAGATGTTGAAGATTTTCAGCCTTGGAGACATCCTTGGTTGCGACAACCAAAGTGCTAAGTGAAGGAATCAATTGATCGGTTGTGAAGTTATAGCGAAGCGCAGCTTGCTTGATGTAAGCCTCAGTTGATGCCATAACCGCTTCATTGGCTCCAACAGTATTGTGAAGAGTGTTGTTGAGAACGGCCATCGCTTGTTGTTCAGCCATTGCTGATTTGACTGCTGAAACTCCAAAGGCTACGGCCATGCCAGTTGCAGCCACCGCAGCAAGAGCAAAGGCTTCTTTCGCCTTCTTGCCAAATTCTCCAAAATTCTTTTCTAACTCGGCAAGGTCTTTGCGAGCTTGTTTGGTTCCCTTGGCATCGTATTCAGAGAGAATGCGAGCAATTACCGCGCCTTTTGCCATTTATCTCTCCTCAGTTAGAATTCTTTTTTTCAAGGTCTTTTTGCAAAGTTGCCTTTGCCTCATCAAGGGCAATAACAATTGCCGCCTGAATCTTTGGTCGATCACGATCAACGATGCGCCACACTACGCGACTGGCTTCACCATAACGCTCGGAAAGGATGCGCTTGAAAGCCGTTCCACTTGCATTCTTTCCTTCGCCTTTTTTACGCCCGGCAAGTTCAAAGATGCGACCAGCAGCAGATTTGTTGATCAATGCGCCAGCGGATGTTGTGTAATCGCCACGAACTTTGCCGTCAGCCTTGGAAGTGACAATGCCAGCAACGACTTCGCTGGTGTCCCAAGTTGGGAAAGGTCGAGTCTTGCTTTGCTTCTCGGTACGAGCGCCGATTCTGCGCTCTGTCTGCCAATGGCTCAAAGGAGAAGTCTGATAGCCGTTGCCTTGAGCAACTGCCTTGTAGATCAAATCCTGAGCATCTTTCTTGGCATGGCGCAGCTCGTCATTGATAACTTTTTCAAATTTCTTGACTGCTTGCTTGTCGAACTCTTTCAATGCTTCAAGAGTCTCTTTGATGCCAGTAAGGATCACAACATCATTACTGGCCATCGTCACTCCCTTTGTTTGTTCTTCTGCTCCAAATAGGCACACATTGCTTCAAGTATCCCATCAGGAGCATCGAGCAATTCATTTGGTGCAATTCCCAACTCCACCGCTAAAACTGCAACTGTATAAGTTAGAGAGTTGCGGTGGATTCTAAGGAAGGGTCTGTCACCAATTCAACGGACTTGATTGTGTCAAGGAAATCGCCACCGAAAGGCTTGACTACAACGCCGTTGCTCTGAAGAGACTTCCAGCCAAGATAGTAGAGATGCTCTAGCTTCTGTTCCTCACCAAGTAACTTGGCAAGCCCCTTGCCGAACTTCTGCTCGAAGTCCACAATGATGCGTGGTCGTAGGGAATAGAGATGCTCTACTCCATCGGCCATTACAACTTTGACTGAAAGTCCATCCATGATTTTTCCCCTTAGTTAGTGATTACGAAGTTGCCTTGCTGATTGCGCCTGAAACAGGCCATGTGACTGATGCAGTTGCGAGCTGACCGATGCCACCCTTGAGTGGAGTCCAGTCAGCAACTACTGCTGAGACTGTGTATTGAGGATTTGTTGTCGTTGTTGTTCCGGCAACTGGCTTGATCACGATCGATGTCGCAGTTCCAAGCAAAGGATAGATGGTTGCTTCAACTGATGAAGAACCAAAATCCTGCATGAAATCAAGAGTGATGTTGTTGTCAGCAAGACCAGCAACGCGAGTCTTTGAAGTTGATCCAAAGGTTGTTGTCTCAATGATGTCATACTTGGTCTCAAGTGTGATGTTTGAGATGTGATCTGAGAGGTCAACGCCGCCAACAGTAATTGAGGGGTTGGTGAGTACGATCTTTGCCATGAGTTATGCGCTCGCTTTCGTAATTGCCCCTGTGATTGGCCATGTTACCGATGCAGTTGCTAACTGTCCAATTCCACCCTTGAGTGGAGTCCAGTCTGAGACAAGTGCGGTGAATGTATAGGTTGGGTTTGTTGCTGAAACCGCTGCCGAAGTAGGCTGAACAACGATGGTTGTTGTTTGACCAAGGAGCGGATAGATAGTCGCTTCGACATTTGCTGAAGCGAAATCCTGATGGAAATCAAGAGTGACTGAGTTGTCGGCAAGGCCAGCAACGCGAGTCTTGGCAGCGCCAGTTACACCGAAAGCAGTTGTCTCGATGATGTCATCTTTGGTTTCGATCGTGATGTTATTGATGTGATCGCTCAAGATGACGGAATTGATCGTCACCTTCGCATCGGTTAGGACAATCTTGCTCATTCGGTGGCTCCTTCAGGGGTTACAGGGACAGGGGTTTCTGCCGGGGTTGTTGGTGCTGGTGTTACTGTTGCCCCATCGGGTGAGATGTGGCCGCCTTCAACGAGAGCTTCAACATTGGCTCCCATTTCAAGCAATTCTTCGCTGGTGATGGAATCGCCCAACTTCTTTGGTGAATCCAAGCGATCTGATGTGATTGTGTAAGCCATTGGCTTCTCCTTATGATTGGGCGGTATAGGCGATGCTGAAATTCAGAACAACTGCCGAGCCTGATGTTGTCTGACGATAAGCAACTGTGTTTGACTCAAGCCACGAATAGAAGCAAGTTCCATTGAAGGTTGGGTCTGTTCGGATAACTGTGTCAACCGCTGCAAGAAGATTGAAAGCGGCAACGCGAGATGACTTGAAACTGGTTGTTCCATTCCAAGCCCACAATGAGCAATTGATCGTTCCTGACTCCTCATGAACATCGGTGAAGTCAAGTGGAGTATTGCGGATATTGCCGACCTGCATTTCAGAATCACCGATTGAACCATCATGGCCGATGGCGATGGCGTTGCCGGGATAAGACTCATCAACTTCAGCGCCGTCAAATACCCGAATCCCTGAGAGGCTAGTTGCCGAGCCGAGGGCTGAGATGATCTTGTCGATCATCGTTGGATATTTTGTCGATACTGTCATGGCTTAGGCCATTCCGGGGAATGAGGTTGGATCGAGAAGTTCCATTGCTCGGCGAGGGAGTGAGTAGGTAGGAGTCTGATAAAGCTCATCTCCACCAAGTACGCGACCCATGACATTCATTGCACCGCGTTGGGTCTCCCAAAGATGCTTGATGATGACCAAGACACCTTGCTTTGCAGCCATTGGAGGGCTGACATAACCTGCGACATAAGTCATTGAGATGTTGTTGAAGCCCTGTGACCAGTAGCCATAAGAGTTTGTTGCATAGATAGTCTGCGAGCCTACGCGATAGAGCCTCTGCCCTGTGTAGTCGAGTTGGTAGGCGTTCGATGAGAGCAAGGAGCCGTTCTCATAGACCGAAGTGATGGAGATGGCCTTTGGATTGCGGATGCGGATGAATTCCTGACCGCCGTCATAGAGTTCGCTGGTAAATGTTCTACGACCGAGAACCTGTCCGACATAAGATTCGGCAAGGTCTGAGGCTGAGTCGATGAAGGCTCGCAGCTCTTCATCGCTATCGGTATTGGATGCAGGAATGTTGAGGTAATCCTTGGCCTCAGCAAGTCCAACAATGCCAAGTTCATTGAAGTCGCGGACTAGGAAATCGTCAGAATAAGCGCTGGCGTTTGTTCCAGTTGCAACCCACTTGACTGCATAGCGACCGACCTGAGATGGGCTGAAATCGCAGTTATAAAGCCCTGTGGAGGGATTTGTGACCGATCCTGATGTCGTTGTGCCGTCAGGAAGATAGATGGTGCAAGTGACCGCCGAAGCATTGGCAACTGCGCCAGTTGAATCGGTGATGGTAATTCCTAGCGGAACAACATCGCCAAGATCATAAGTCATCGCGGTCTCCTTGTGATTGTTGAAGTTGTACGAGGTCGATTGGTAACGCTGGCGGTCGATCTAATCCGGGCAAGGATGGTTGCGCCGATTCGTGGAGTCTTTGTCGAGGACATCATAGCCCCGACTCTGACTCTCTCTGTGATCGTTCCTGTGAGTCGTGATCGGTTCGCGATTGCACCGCCGCCAATGTAGGCATAGCCGTAAGCATTGAGAGTGAGGGAACCTGAAGCCGATGTTGAGAAGTAGATGAAATCTGATGCAACGCCGTTGATGGCGATATTGCCAGCGCCAGTTGTTGCGAGCTTGAGAGTTCCTGACCCTGCTGCAACAAGAGCGATGGAGCCAGTTCCAAAGCCTGAGTAGGCGAAAGTTCCTGTTGCCGTTCCAGCAAGGGAGATCGATCCTGAGCCGACATAAGGAGCAAAGGTTCCTGTTGCCGATCCGACCAAAGTGATGAAGGCAGCACCAGCATCGACATAGAGTAGGGAGTCGGTTCCACTTGCAACGATGGAGATCGTTCCTGCGCCAGTTGTTGAGTAGCGAAGGCTTGCCGTTGCAGTTGCGACAAGGCTGATGGAGCCTGATGCCGTTACTGGATAGGAAAGGGAATCAATACCGCTTGCCGAGATGCTGATCGAGCCTGAGCCTGATGTCGGGCTGACTGAGCCTGAGTTGGCGCTTGCCGACAAGTTGATCGAGCCTGAGCCTGTTGAGGCGAATGCGACCGAATCAGTTGCAGTTGCGACAAGGCTGATGGAACCGCTTGCCGATACTGGGAAGGTTTCGGTATCGGTTGCAGTTGCAACAAGTGAGATCGATCCTGATGCCGATGTTGCGAAGGAAAGTGAGACCGATGCCGATCCTGTGAGTGTGATCGAGCCTGAGCCTGATGTTGCAAAGGAAAGAGAATTTGAGGCAGTTCCAGTAAGTGTGATCGACCCGGAGCCGCTTGTTGAGACGGAGCCAGCGTTATAGGCAACGCCTGTTGCGTTGTAGGCAATACTTTGGTTATAGAGTGCCATCAACGCTTCTCCTTACTACTGGGCTGAATCTTCTAGCTTGACCTCATTGAGTAATTCATACCCACCCTGCCCACATTGAACGCAGGTTGCAAAGACCTGCGGGTCAGACTCGTTGCGAGTCTCCATATAGCTTGTATGGCAGCAAGTTGATTGATATTCATATCGTGTTGTCATCGTTGCTCCTAATAGTAAAGAAAGACTACGCCGTTACCGCCAGCACCGCTTGCGGTGTTATTTCCCCCGCCACCACCGCCACCGCCCGAACCGCCGTTGCCCCCGGTGTTTGCAGATGCAGCAGTTCCTGCGCTGGTATATCCAGCACCACCGCCACCCGCTCCAAATGATGTTCCAGTTCCAACTGAACCTGCACCGCCAGTATAAAAATCGCCGTTACCGCCTGCACCGCCTGTTGCGAGTCCAGTAGTTAGCGCGCTTGCACCGCCACCTCCACCGATCAAACCACGACCGCCCGGACCGGAAGTTATTGAGCCGGTGTTTGTTGTATTTCCCCCGCCATAAGTGCCGCCTGCTGAAACTCCGGCTATACCATTTCCGCTGGGTGCCGCATAAGCAGGACCACTAGAACCTGCTGGAGCACCTGTATAGGCAATAGTAGCGCCTGAACCTGTGACCGTTATTGCACCAGCACCAGCTCCACCAACAGCATTATTATTGCTTCCACCGCCACCGCCGCCAGCATAAACCATTCCATATTGCGAAGCACCACCGGGAAGACCGCTGGCTCCTGTACCAACAATGGATGCTCCACCAGCACCCACAATTACTGTAGGAGCAAAAAAAGTCCAACCTTGTGAAAATCCACCCGCGCCCCCGCCACAACCAGCATAAAAAGGAGTCACAGTACCGCCTGAAACATAAGTTCCTGTTGCAGTATTTGTAACTGCAAATTGAGTTGATGAAAGACCAGCAGCAAGAACTGTTTGTGAAGTTATGTTGTAAGCAGAAGGCGTTACTCCTGAGATATTTACAACTTG